GTTACTATTATATTTTAAGATGCCATTACCGGGATCAGAATCGGTAGTGTCTGTAGAAAAATTATACCTAACTCCTCCAGCAACTCCAGAAGTTCCACTGCTTCCAGAACTTCCACTTGAACCACTGCTACCACTTGATCCACTGCTACCACTTGATCCACTGCTTCCAGACGATCCACTACTTCCAGAACTTCCACTTGAACCACTACTTCCAGAAGTTCCGCTTGAACCACTACTTCCAGAACTTCCACTTGAACCACTGCTACCACTTGAACCACTGCTTCCAGAACCACCACCACCAGTTTGTTTTTTTAATATACCACCTTCAATAACTAGAAAATCTGTTGCAGTTGTAGTTGAAACTGGCAATTCACTAAAATTTAAATTATTAGATGCATCATAGTACAATGTTCCCGTTGTAATACTATCTCGGCCATTAAATTTAGCTAAATATCCTGAAACACCTGTTCCTTCAATTAAATTTAAATCTTTTATTCCAGTTATTGCATATTGAATACCAGTAGCAGTAAATTGACAAGAATCGGAATAATCAGTATAAATATCTTCATTAATAATACCTCTGACTTCGACTTCATAATCAGTAACAATATCAATTGGTATAAAATAATATGGCTCAATATCACAAACAACTAATGAAGTAGATGGTGATGCGAAATCAAATCTTTGAGCAATTAAAATACCAGTTTTGTTGCTAAAATAATTTATTCCACTTTGTACTTCGGAAATGGTATTTCCATAATAATCAGAAGAATAAGATCCGATTATTGTAGAATTTGTATTATTACTATTAACTACACCTGTTGTACCTGTTTGACCTGTTGCGCCCGTTGCTTCACTTTGATATGTAATAAAAGAATTTAATTCGGAATCATAAAAATATGTCAAATATAATTTTCTACTATTTAAAGAACCAGACGGCAAAGTAATTGAAAAAATATCTTCAATTGTATCTTGAAAATATAAACCAGATGGAAATTTTCCTTTATTATCAAGAACTATTGTATGCTCTTTCCATTGAATACCTGATTCTCCAGACGCTTTAAAAATTGGTTCAAAATTTGCGCCAGAATAATATGGATTTATATTTTTCTGAGTGTATGCTAATATATTATCACCAGTTCCTTGAGTAATATAAGAAATATTTTCTATCTTTGGAGCGTTAAGATAATATATATCTGATATATTTGCATTACCACTTCTTGTCGCATGAACTTCATAATTTAAAGGTGAATTAGTATAAGGTGGAGACCATTTTACGAATAGTTTTTTATCAAAAACTTTTAAATCTGAATCGTATATTACAGATATCGCGCCAGTTAAATTAACAGGTTTTTCTTCGTATGTCTGCGAATCAATATTATTTATTTTTATCTGACCAATTATATATGGCTGACCAGTATTATAATAATCTTGACAATTTAAACGATAAAATAACTTATCAACACCATTATTATTGATAAAAATATTTGAGCTTACATCGCTAGTTGATGAGTCATATAAATTTCCAAAAGAAGAATCAAAATAACTTTCTAAAGAAACGCTTTTTAAATAATCTTTTTCAGTTATAGAATAATTTATAAAAATACCGTTCGAGATGCTTGTATTTACATTTGAAAATGAAGCAATTGGAAAAGTAAAAATATAAACAGCTTGTGAAGTTTTACCATCATTAGTATAAGAAGTAATCCTTATTCTGCAATCTCGCAAATAATTTACATCGTTATAAGATAAAATAGCTAAATTTTTTAATGAAGAGGTATCAAATACATAATTAGTATTAATAAGCGTATCAGTCAACAAACTAACAATTTGATTATTATAGTCTAATAATTCAACAGTAAAGTTCGAAAAATTAGAATCTTTAAACTGATATATTTGATTTGTATTTGGATCGAGAAGATCCCAAGACAACAATAAAGAATCTGTATTAACCGCTGCTTTTGAAGCCACTATCAGTGGATAATTCGAATAATCAGGATCTGTATTAGCATCAAAACCATAATTATGTTGATCATTTACCTCAATTAAAGGTATATTACATCTAAGATTTACTATCTTAAATGGCTTTTGGCTGGCTATTGTTTCGTTTGTGAACATTAGATGAATGAATCGTTAGATCCTAATGGATAAATTCTTATAAATTCTAAAGTATTTTCCTCTTCTAGCTTTGGCACAACAACCCTATATACCGATTGATCGCCAACATGCCATCTGAATGTTACTTTTTTAGAGTTTAAAACATAATCTATTAAAAGACCTTTTACATTATCTTTTATAGAAGAATAGTATGAATTAATAAATTCTAAAATTTTATCCACGTTAATTATGTTTACACTAAATAAATTTGATATTTGCGAATCGCTGTAATCAATTCCATGCATAATATAATCGTATTTAGAATTATAATTATAATTTTCTTTGTTTTGACTAACTATACCATCATCACCAAAAATAACACTTATAGGAACAGTAACAAAAGAAATAATATCTCTTGGAATTGTTATGTTTTGATTAGATGATTCATTAGAATATATAGTATTTGCTGATAAATTATCGCGATTATCTACATAAGAAAATTTATTTTTAACATATTCTACCGCTGTTATTTCATATTCTACTGGATTTGTCTCTTTAATACCTAATATTCTATATTTCTGAGTAAAAGATGAAGAAGTATTATTTGAACTTTTTTCGTAAATCCATAAACTTGACGGACTTATAGAATATAAATTTTCTTGAGCTTCTTCGGTATCAGTTGCAACTGTAATTTTTGTTCTAAAATTACCATCTTTTCCTATTGAAGATATAGTAAATGTATAAATATAAGTTGTAGATAGATTGGCTATTTGAGAATCAGATATAGTATTTTGTGTTTTAGATAATTCATTTAATTCATTTACTGAAATGCTTTTTTTAGGAACTATAAAACTAATACTATCTCCCACCTTTATATAATCATAAAGACTGTCTAATATAATTTCATTATTTTCATTAACTAATATTACTCTACCACCAAATCTATTTGATAATTTCAACGAATCGCTTACATTTATTATATCACCTGGATTTAAAAGCATTGCTTCTGGTCCAGCTTGAAAAGATATCAAATCTTGTTCTATTTGATTTGTTACTAAAAACCACTCTCCCAAACGTTTAGCTTGCGATTTACCAGTTATTCCAAATCCTAATATTTCTTTTTCAACGTATCCGTATCTTCTTATATTTAATTTATCTTCAACATATATGGTTTTATCTTTATATCCATCAGAAGAATCTGTATATACGACTTTGGCAACCGTAAAGCGAGTGTCTTTCGAAGATCCAGAATAATTAAAAATACCATCTTTAACATTAGAGTTATTAAAGAAATAAACAGCCTCTTTTGGTCTGTCGTTATCAAATTTTAAAAAATCACTTGACCAATAAACCAAGCCCTTAAAGATTGAAGCGAAATTATTAACTAAATTAACTATATCTGTTTCAGAATTTATATAAATATTAGACGTAAATCTTGGCTCAACAATTTCCATAAATCCTTCAAATTTAACGCCAGCTTGACCTGTATTTGTTTGATACGAATCTATCTCATCTTCACTAAATACCTGTTGATTATAAAGATAGTTTTTAAAATTAACTATATTTTGCGATGTTTTATTAACTATTTCATCTACAACAACAGCCAAAGCTTGATTAGATAATTTTATATCAGTTTTTGATTCAATGAAACTTTTTACTTCAGAAAATTGAGAACAAGTTTTATGCAATCCAAAATCATTACATAATTCAATTATCGCTGAAGTTCCTGAAGGATTTATACTAACTGACAAGATTCTTTTTCTAAAACTTTTTAATATTGTTTCAGATTCTCCAGTTAAAGATGTTGAATTAAATTTTAAATTTGATAAAGATAAAATAGAACCAATCGGAAACTGTTGCGAACTAAAACCACTACCGCTTAATTCAATATAATTATTTTTATTATAAGTTCCAATACCAGCAACAGTAGCCATTTGATATTTAGTATTATTAAAAGTTGGAACCAACTCATCACAATATTTAGAAATCTGGTACATAGACCATTTATCAATTAAACTTTCTGGCAAATTAAATTTACCTACTCCATATCTATTATTTGTAACTAAATCATATAAAATCCATGCTGGATTATCAGTCCATCTTAAAATAGGATCAAATTCTCCACTCCAAAAATCATTATAAGTTTTTGCATCTGGATCATAATTTTCTGGAACTTTTACTTGCAAAAGTTTTAAATTATACGATCTTGTCGGAATACTACTAAAACCTCTTGCATCTAAACTAACAGTATAATAAGCTGAATTAGGGTATCTAAAATTTTTATCAATTATTTCTGTAACCGACATTGCACCAATATTTAAAATAGTCTTAGTATCTCTAAGGGATGGAGAATTACTAAAATTATATAATTTTATAAAAGGCAATGCAGACTTATTAAAATCTTTTATATTTAATACAACTTCAAAATGATACGGACTTGTTGCAACCCCATTTACTTGATGTAAAATATATATACCAAAATCAGGATTCTGTTTAAAACCCATTTCTATTCCGAAATATGCAGTATTGCTTTGCATATCTCCATCTCCATCAATTCTATATAAACTATTTACTTTTAATGTGACAATAAGAAAATCAGTATTTTCATCTTTTATCTCATGTGTAATACCAAAACATTCTTCATAAACACTTTGATTAAAGATACTTAAATTCATTTCAGAATTAGCAACGGCATTTATTATCTTTTGACCAACTTTTTTAGCTAAATAAGTTTTATGAACTCTGTTTTCATTGGATAAAATTGAGGAGTTCGAATTAAAAAATTTTAAATTACTATTTACATTTAAATTAAATAAATTTTTATTATATTCTGTTGTTACTCCCACAGCATAAGGTGAAAATATATTATCACCAGCAGTCAGCACGGTTGACTGGAGAGAGCTTTGAAACTCATATCCCACCTTACCAAAAACACTTACTCTATTGAAATTTAAAGTATTATTTACTGAATTTTTTGCAGGTACATCGTTTAAATACAATCCTTTTAAATTTTCTTCATTATTTTGAGCGTTATCAAATAAAACTAAATCATTCCCCAAATCATCAAAGAGTCCAAAAATTGGACCTTCACAAATCAAATCTTGCACATACAATCTTGAAGAAGATTCTAAATTAAAAGTTTTATCATTTTTATTTATATAAGGAGTAATAGAATCAAAATTCTTTAACAAAAGATCGCCAGCTTGTTGAATATTATAATATGTTAATACATTACTAACTGAATTTTCTGCTGGAGACAGCATAGAAGAGTTAGCTGAACTAATAGTTGATAAAAAAGTTGAATCTTGAAATGTCATTGTCTTATGATTTTACCAAAGTTTATTAGTTATTGGTATATTTCCACCGCTACCTACTCCACTTCCGCCTCCTGCAAATCCTATACTAGAACCAGCGCCAGAAGACACATCATTTCTTAAATAATCAAAATTGATAGAAAAACTACTAACTATTAAACTACCAACTCTCAATTTTCCATAACCAATTGGAACAGCAGCGTTTCTAGCTGCAATATTTGATTTAGCTCCAAGAATATATGAAGATGTTTTTATCTGTTTAGGATCTTTAGGAGTTAAAAGTTTAGAAATCAAAAAACTTATACCAAAGCTTAAAGCGGCCACGACAACAACATTAGCAACAAATACTAAAGCTTTTGTTAACAATGTTGCGGTTGCTGCGGCTGTAAAAATAGCAGAAAAAACTTGAACTGGTAACAGTTCGATAACCTTACAATTTCTAATATATTGATTTAACAACTGCGAATCATTAATAATTTTACCATCTATAACTATAACTACAGAATCAAAAATATGATTAAAATTTCTTATCTTAGACCCTAATTTAGGAAAATTAACCTGCAAACATTTAATAATATCGTCAAAACTACCGGCTTTGATCATCAAACTCCCACAGGCCAGTTTCTTCAATAAACCGTGTAATAATAGTTTTTTCATTTTTAATATTTACACCTAAAAAAGTATTTAATTTTATACTATATATAATAAGCGGAATATTGTAATTTTTAATAAAAAAAATATCATTATCCGATGGATATGGCGAATCAGGATGACTGTGGAAACAAAAAGATATATTTTCTGGCTGTCTTAAATATAAATAAAAAGCATAGTCAGGATAAAAATTATATTTGTTTTCACACAAAGAGTTAAAATAAATTACCTCTTTATTCTTTAAAACAAGACCACCAGATTCATACTGAGATAATGATAAACAGTATGTTTTTATCTTATATAATACGTCAAACCGTATAGTCGAAAGGTCTAGTTCCAGGAAATCCTCCATAAGGTAATCCTTTTCCATGATTTTGCCATCTTAGTTTGCAACCTTTCAAATTTTTAGCGCAAGTATCTTTAATCCAGTATTCAGGAAATAATTTAGGATCTTTAATTCCAGGATTTCCACCATTATAAGCTGAACCATGAATTTTTATACAAACATAAAATGAATAAGATAAATTATCTTCTACGAATTGAGTGTCTCCTCCAAAGAAATCAAAATTCACTGAATCAATATATTTTACAAAATCTCCAGGATTATATGTACCAATATCTTTTAAATAAGTTCCTCTATATGTAATTTGAGATAGATTGTATCCATTTGGCGAATAGAATTCTTTATTATTCTCATCCGCAACCGGGACTCCTTCATTATTTTTTTTATCTCCCCAAATATCTGATTCTGTTTTAGCTACTGTAGAATTAGAAACAAAAATTTTCTGCTCTCCTTTTGGACTCCAAGGTATTTTACCATAATTACAACCGCAACCACGATAATTCCAAGAACATATATTATCTGATATTTTTCTATTTGGAAGAGCTTGATTTTCCAAATCTAAAGGGCTACTAAGGTCAAATTCAATATAAAATTTATTTTCTTGAGTTTTTTTATTAATCAAATAATTATCTTCATAAAAAGATTCTCCATATCCCAAAACAGCATTTCTTTTTTTTCTATATCCAAAAAATGGATTAACTTCATCACTAAAATTAATATCATCTAAATTTCTAACAAATACTTTTATTCTTTTAATCTTAGAGTTAATTAGATCGTTTTTATTTTTTATATAATTTGTTATATATCCATCCACATTAGCTAATTTTATAGAAGGTCTATTTTGTTTACCATCAGCAGAAAATTCAAAACCACTAAAATCAACAGGTAAAGGTGCGTAAGAATTACCTCTAAAAATTAAATTTCTATTAAAATTTTTACCGGCATGAAATCTGAATATTCCAATTGTTTCATCAATATAAATTTCAAACAGATCAACAAATGAATCTGGATTTAAATTAATTAAAGATGTTGTTGAAATTACGTCTGACATATTTATGATATGATTTTTCTTATTTTTCCAAATAAATTAGGTCTATCTACTTGAGAATAATAAATATCTTTTGAGTTTTGTATTTCCACTGAGCTTCCAAAAAACGCTTTTTGCTTATACTTCTCTATCAAATAATCTACAATTATTTTTTGAGGATTTCCCGTATTTAAATCTTGAAGATTTCTATAAGACAATACTTCATATAATTTATGAGTAAAATATGGTCTAAAATTATTTGATGCATCTTTAAAAGCCCCACTACCAACAGTTATTTTATAATTTTTAGGATCTGTTAACATATTATTTTGCAACAAATTAGATTCCACATTATTTTTATAATATCCATGAAAATATTTAAATTGCTTATTAAATTGATAAAAACCATTATAAATAATAGAAAATTTATTTTTACTTATTAATTGAGACAAACTGTCGTATTGAGACTTTAAATAATTTCTATTACCCACTCTATCATATGTAAATGTAGGATCTCCATAAACGCCATTATATGCTATAAGCCTTTGTAAATCAATAACAACACCAGAACTATCAAAAAATTGTTGCATATTATCTCTTGTCCAAGTAATAGTATTATTATAATCAGAAATATTATTATTTGTTTTAGATCTTTTATGTTTAAATCTGAAGCCATAAATATTACCTGCACTATAAGCTTCTCTCAAACTAGAATATGTAGAAGTTTCAGAATCAGTCCAAGTTGTAGATATACAATGAGATCGATCATTAGACCATTTATATATATATAAAATTGTAACAAAAGAACCAGCTGATAAATTCGATCTAAAAATACGACCAGCCCCTTCAAATGTAAAAGATAATAAACCTGTTCCAGAATTATAAGAGGTTACCGTTCCATAAACATTATCGTCATCGTTATATATATTACCAACAATAACAACATCTCCTGCTGAAAATAGTTTTCCTGTTTCAATTGTTATCGTTATTGTACCTGATGTCACAGTATTTAATATTGTGCCTGAATCAATATAAGATACATATCCATCATTAACATCTATTTCATTAACAAATACATTTAGTAAACTAGTAGTATCACTTGAAGCGCTTGAAAAATTTTTTATTAAAAACTTAGAACAAGTATCTCCTACAGTCGATCCATTCAAACTAATATAATTCTTATTTAAATTTAATTCAGTATCTTGAACCACAGAAACAGTTTCAGTTCCATTTGTCAGAATTGTAAAATCATTAACAGAAGCTCCATTTGATAAATTCACACCAGCGGTTTTTGAATCTGCAACTCCACTATATAAATTAGCAAATTTTAATTGTGCTGAAGAATTATAAATATTAACTTCAGACGCTGGATTAATATAACCAAAATTTATTTCAGATTTATTTGAATTATCATAGACTATTTTTAACGCATGCCCACAATCATTTTCTTCTTTTATGTCTTGAATATAAAAAGAACTAGTTTGAACATCTAAAAAAGAACTAGATTGATCTTGAGAACCTACAGCAAATTGAATTTGCGGTTTACGACTTTTTTCACCAGCATCTCCACCCCCTCCACCAATTAAATACATAACTTGCGGCGTTGCAGGTAATAATTGCAACGCAGAAGCGGTTTTTGATGGTAAGAAACTATCGTATAACGAGACTACTTTTAATTGTAAATTTAATGGCATATTTTACGTCTTTAACCTTTAGGATTTGGATATTGATTTTTACCGAATTCTACAATAGATGTTAAATTATAATTATTTGACGCTTTTAATATTTGTGCGTCATCAATAAATGTTATCGGATTAATTCCCGTACCTTTGCCAAGCCCCCCGCCAGCACCTCCAAAAACTTTATAAGGAATTGGTTTTCTTGTAGGATCAAAAAAATCATATAAAATAGATGATCCTTGAGCAGAAGTCTGATCTTTATTTAAAATTGTATTTGCTTTGTTAAAATGAAGTTTCAAAGTGTTAAATTGAGTGACATTAGAAGTTGTAGAAAAATCATCTTTTAAAGTTGTGTATTTATTTGATTCATATTTTACAACATCACCTAATTCAATATTATCACCAGCACCACCACCTGCCGCAAAAATAGAATCATAATCTTTATTAATATTAATTATTCCACTGCAATGAATATAAAAAGCGTTTTTACCTGAATAAACTGGATTATCAATATCTTTAATATCGCAAACATTTCCACCTTTTCCTATTACATTAGTCTTTGTAAAATTCAAAGTTACACCTGATGGCATCATTGAATAATTTCCTGTTATAATAAAAGAACCTGTATTATAAACACTTAAATCAGAATCGGCTATTAAAGGCCCATAATACGAATTATCAAAATATATTTTAACGCCAGAATATAAAGAAAAAGCACTTCCAAATCTGGCATTTGTTTCTACAAATTTATACAAATCAAAATAACTAGCTCTATCATTTTTTATATAAAAAGTTTCTACACTTCCATCAAGTCTGATAACAGGAGGATTTATATTAAAGTTTGCTAAATTATTAACAGTTAATCCTGAAATAACTTGTTGATTAGTAATTTGATCCGTTATTCTATCTACTCCAGATGCAAAAACATAAGGACTACTATTTAGTCCTAAATAGTTTGTATTTAAACCACTAACTCTTAAAAAATAATCAACTCCTAAAGAAATACCAGTAAAATTCATTTCAAAAGCAGTTTCATTCGGAACACCAATTTCGTATAAATCGTTTGTATTATTTAATACCACACCTTTAGAAGATCCTGTATATTGATTTGCAACAAACGAACCACTAGTAGTCGATAATCTTCCAGAAAAATTATTATAATAGTATCCACTTTGAGGTATAACAAATTTTGTTTTTAAACAAAGTTGATTTATAGAAAAATCATAATACGGACTAGCAACACAATTTTTTAATCCACTTAAAAAAGCAGTATTGATTGTTTCTCCATAATCATAAAACTCTCCTGAATAATTTAATTTTAATTCATTATCCGCAATTATACCATCATTTTCTTTTTCTTGTACAAATTGATATGCTCCTGTATATTTAAAATATGTACTAGCAAAAATACCTTCATTAGAAGTTTCAAGATCGCAATCTATTGTATAATTAGCATAACCGCCACCTTTAGCAGTTTGAATTTGAGACTCATTATCTAATTGATGAACAAAATTTACATCTGTATTTTGTACTGAATTTGGATCAAAAATATCAGAACTAATAGTAAAAGTAACAGGTTTATATTCGTTATTTTTAATTTTTACTATTTGTTTTTTAGAAAAACCTAGTGGAACAAATCCAAAATTAATTCCACTTGGATTTAAAGCGGTATCAAATTGATCATCAATTATATAATTGAATTTAGATTCAATTAATCTGGCTTTGATTGTGTGATTATCAGCAAAATTATATGTATGATTCCATTCGGGACAGAAAAAAGCTCTTGTTCCTGTATATGGAGGAAACATGTCATATTCAAATAACTCTAAACCATTATGATTTTCTAAAAAGTGCAATATAGCTTTCGCTTCTTTATCGTTTCTATTATTAAAGCTTAATTGAAGATCAAAAAAGTTAGGATTTATACCAACAGATTGATTTAAGTAAAAATTACCTAAATCATTTTTATACATTGAAGATTCAAAATTTAAAGTCTCAATAAGGTCTGGTGAAAAATAAAATTTTTGAGTCCATAAATTTTCAACGCCATCTGAATATGGACTTACTCCTAAAATACTGTCTCCAGAACAATAAAAAAATCCTTCAGAACTATTATTTGATTTATATTCAAAAACATAATCATGTTTTGAATATTGCAATGTATCATAATAATTATTTTCAGATGTCTTAAAAGAAATTAATTTTTCTTTCCACGATGTTAAAGAAATAAATGGTGATTCAACTTCTAAAGTAATATTATTAAAATCAACATTTTCTAAATCATTATTTATAGATTTTAAGTAAAATGGTCTGACTTTATCATGAGGATAAAATAAACTCATTTCAATAGGTTGCATTCCTTGACCATTTGCTAAACCACTTTTTGTAAAATAATTTTGATAAAAATGATTTAATGCGCGAGCTTCATTATCAGTAACTCCTTGAAAACTTAACGTTGCCGATACTTGAATTACATTTTCGCTTTTGCCCAATACATATCTGTATTGATCTTCAAACATATTTTCATAATAGTTCGCATTAAATTGAACTGAAGATCCATAAGTAGGAATAAAAAAGAAATTTTGAACCCACCAGCTAGATAATGAATCGCCATTTAAAACGCTATCTGGTCTTGTCCAAAACTTATTGTCTCCAGAAACATTATATTTTTCATTTTTTAAATAATAGTATCCAGTTTTTCCTAATACTGGATTTATTACAGTTTCAGTTATTGGCGGTGTTTTTGTATTATCCGTATAAGTACCAGCATTTATACCAGTATAATAAACAATTTCATACTCATTAAATGCAATTCCTGTCTCGTAATACGGGACATTCGGCATTAATATTCTATAATCGTTTACAGCTTTCATAAATTTTGATTACCAACTCCAGCAAAACCAACATTACCTGCTTTTATTAAATAAGGATTTTTTTCAGTTCCACTTCCATTAGATGTTTCCCCTAACCAATCAAACAAATCACTAAATAAATATTCCTTCAATAAAGTTTGATTATCTTCAGCTTTAAAAGAAAATCTGAATGCTAAATTCGAAGAATAATTAGAATAGAAACTGGTCGCATTAAAATTATCTTTAAAATTTTTGTTAACTTTGAATGAACATCCTAATTGATTTTTCTTTTCAAACCAAACTGTTGAAAATTCACCATCTTCATTTTGACGACCAATTAATTTAATTTTATTAACAGGGAATTGAATTAAATTAAATTTATAAGTTAAATTATTTTCGCTAAAAGATTTTAAAGATGGAGAATTGGGTAAAGTTTCTGTTATTATGGATCTATAATTTGGATTTAAACTATATATAACTAAATCAAATAGAACGACATAGTAATAATATTCATCTTCATCAGTCTCTGGTGCTGTAGTAGTACCAGTACTTACCTCTGGATCTTTTAGATTTGGTTTTTGTTCTTCAACAATTGGTACAGATATTACAACAGATCCCGGAATTACAATAGGATTGACCGGATTAACTGTAGGAGGTGCAATTATATTTGGATTGCTAACTTCCATAGGTATAGTAACTGGTGAGCGTTTTCTATTAAGTGCTTGAGTCATTTTTATTTTACTTAATCCATAATTATCATCACTTATTTCATAATTTTGATCTATTATTATACCAGTTAAATTTATAGTATCATTAATATTCAAGTTTGTATTATCTCTTAATACAGCAGAAAATTCAGCAGTATTTCCATGAATATCAAGATATCCATCAATATTATTAGTAGTTATACTAAACTCACCATTGGCTTCTTTCATAGCTACTCGCAAAGGAAACGTATCTCCAACTCTTAAAACTGGAACACGCTCTACAGAAAATTGATAATCAAAATCAGTTACAACAAAATCAGCAGCATTTTCAATATAAGACGATCTATTGTCAGTTAAGATATAACTAGACATACCATTCAACGTATTTAATCCTGAAGTAAATAAATTATTTGCATACGCGACACCATTTGCTGGTATATTCGTAGATTTATTATTTAATATTAAAGGATTAGTATTTAAAGCTTTAACTCCATGATAAAATACAAATTCTGCTCTTACCGGAATCGGCTCAAATGGTTTTACTGAAAAACTCAAACTTGTTAAATAACAATCTGGTATCAGTAATCTATTAAAAGCAATTTTGACTGGAGTTTCATCTTGATTTTCCAATCTAAGATAACTAGGTATAGCACCAGTTAGAAAAAAATTTAATCCTACAGTCCCCTGAATTGGGCCTGTTGGAGAATAATAAAGCAAATTACCATAAACATCTTTTACAGGAACTGTATTTGCATTTAATTGCAAACTAATATTATTCGCTGGAAATAGATTATTATTTATTAAAACTTGATTTTCTTCAAATGTAAGAAAATTTGCCATTTTATTGTTGGATGTATGTGCCTACTTCAGTTGAAGTGTCTGATTCAACAAAATAACTAACTATTGTATTTAAATTTTTAGCGCCATCTAAATGAACCACATCGCTTGAAGTTGCACCTGTAACTGCATAAGCAACCCATCCAATATTATCAAATTTATTAAATTCTAAAGTATTTATACTAGCGCCATAGAATTTTTGACCATCAGTAGTATTTGATCTTCTAGCTTTAAGATTGAAAAAATCTTGACCCGTAATAGCACCAGATACATAAACAAATGTAGATAAATCAATATCTTGAGGATCTTTATTTATATTGTTAGCGGCATCCCATAATTGAAAAAATGTTTTTGTACCAACTGATGTGGTTCTTGGAGTTCCGCTTACATAATCTATTCCTCCTACTTCAGTCATTATCAAGTCATTAAATCTATTAAAAACTAAATAACCTGTTCCATTTGTTATAGTAGGATTTAATTTACAAGTAAAATCCACGCCTTCAATAATTCCTCCTAGTTGACATAAAGTATGATAACTTAAACTACCAGAATTTTGATGATTATAATTAATATTATCTAAATGTAAATATACAGGATCATATGCATCAGAAGATGTAGCTCTATGAGTTTGTATGAATTTTCCCTGACAATATTTATTATTTGTACTATAATATCTATTTATATCTAAATCGCCATGATCAGATATTGTTGCTACATTTCTTGAAGAATTATAGACGTTAGAAGAAGTGCCTGTTTGCCAAAAGAACACACCTAATCCATTGCTATCTCCATAGATATTATCACCTTGAAATTTATAGCCAACAATCATGTTATTGTTAGCGCCAGATGAGTATGTAGTAAAAATTTCATTAAAAGCACTACCAACTTCTGAATTAATTTGGTATTTTATTACCATTGTTTCGCTGGCAGACTGATATCTTGTAAATAATGTACTACTTGCTCCTGAAATATCAATTGATGCGCTTGGATCAACACCTATGCCTATTCTTTTATTAGCTAAATCAAATATAATTGGATCTAAAGCGCTAATCGCTCCTGCTGATTTATTTCTACCCCAATATAACTGACTAGTACTTGGATCAAATGTAGCAGAAACAGTAGTTGAAGAACCTATTTTTCTCCAATGTAAATTAGGACTAGTTACATCTTCAATTAAAACTGTTTTATATGTTGTACCATTTGTAGTATCATTCGTAACCATCAATCTAGCATCAGGAGATCTATCATCATTATTTCCAATTCTTGTCAAACCATTATCATGATCAGTAAAAACAGCACCACTTAAACCAAAGAAAGTACCACTTGTTATATTACCATCTTGATAATAATTTATATATAAATTTTTACTGCTCTGAATACCACTATAATCAAAATCTATATCATTACTAATAACATTGTTATCAAAAGACATTCTTAAACCAGTTTTGGCAAAAAATTGCATATTAATATCTGATTCAACATTAGCAACAGAATATTGACTACCATCTGTGATCAACATACGACCATCAGTATCAATATTTATAGATGGATAATAGATATTAGCAGAATCGCCACTAATAAAAAATTTTCCACTAGGAACGTTTCCTAAATACCAAGGATAATTATTATCAGCTAATTTAAGATAACCTGTATATCCAGAGGCCGACTGTATTGTCAAAATAGCATTTTGTCCAGCATAACCACTAATATGCAAAATAGAAGAAGGAACAAAATTCGATCCTCCACCGACACCTACATATTTATTATTTGATGGTATTCTAATTACTGGTAAAGAATAATCAGAAACACCGATTTGCATCGTATTAGAACCAGTGGTTCTAAGAAAATTAAAATTAGTTTGAAAATTATCAAATGTAATAATTTCTGTCGAACCTGCGGCATTTGATTTCAACAATACATCTGTCGATGCAATCGTCGAAGATTCTGGTAATGCTGATATTTTATCGCCCATATTTTATATTACACCTTTATTATTATAAAAACTATTCTAAATAATTTCCAACGTATGATGGATATGTTTTATTTAAATATGTTAAATATGTTAGTTTAACAATAGCTACATCATCTACCGTGCTAGTAAATTGTTCAGAAATTAATCTTGTATTAGAACTGTTAAAATTAAAAATCTGATTAGTGCTAGGATCAACCTCATTTTTCTGTTTAAATAATAAAGGAACTCCAGCTTCAGTTGTTATCGACACGCCATCTTCTGTTAGCAGTTCAGAATCTTCATAAACGATTCCATTAATATTAATAGAAAAAACATTAAAAGCATTAGTTCTTAAAGCATCAGATTGTCTTCTTAATTCATAGTCATCAATTTCCATTGTTATATTTGTTAAAACTTCAATGGGCCATTTAGTTTTAATTTGAAATGGAGAGGTTGAATTTGTGCGCCAAATCTCATGTTTATTTATTTGAGTAGATAAATCAAAGCTTACCACTCTATTCGTAGTACTACCATCACATGTGATACTTATTGTACTTGGAAGAGGCACAACTGCTGGATTATCAGTATTGTAACCAATAGCATTTAATGATGATGCATCACCAAGCATTGTTGTATTTGTACTATCTATATATAAACCACTACCAATATCGCCATATACAGTTATACCATAGTTAGCAACAGGAGCTTCACCATAATTTACAGAATAAGAATAAGAAGTTAAACTTCCCAACTCAAAACCAAAAACTTTATCTGAATAATTTATAGATCCTCTTATAAAAGAATCAATACCCGTATATTGACGCATAAAATCTTCTGCAATCATTGTTCTTGTTATCGAAAAATCTCCTTGAGGTATAGAAGCTACAACATTTTTAATAGTCCCTTGACCCATTATATTAATAGGTCTTACTGTATTAGAATATGATCCATCTACATCGGTGACATAATCTAATTTACGACCACCAATGTAAACTGTTTGATCATATTGAGCTTGTGAGAATTTCATTATCGTTTCTTAGTTGAATCTAATAATCCGCCAGTTCTTTGTTCGGTTGTTATAACATCAAGAACAACAGCTTTAATTCTATTACTTAATTCTTTAGCATTTCCCTCTGTTCCTTCGTTATTAGAATCTGATTCTTGATCTCCAACTTTACCACTACTTGCATTAACAGTAATATTTATAGAAACATTATTATTAGAAGTATTTGAAGTGTTAGACGGAGAGCTTGTTTCAGTATCAACCATTCCTCCATCTTGGAATCTTGCTACGCCAGAATTTATTTTATTTAATCCACCAACACCATATTTTCTAACTGCTCTACTATTTACAACATATTCGCCACCCGTTAAATAAGCTGGAATACTATCAGTTAAACGTGAACCATATGGTAAAAATCCACCTTGATTAAAACCGATTGCACCACCTTGTTGTTTTCCTTTATAAGGCGTGAATTCATATATAGATTGTGAACGACTAAAAGCAGCAGCAGGATTTGTAAAATTTTCTTTAACAGCTTGATTAGCATAATCTTTACCCATTAAAGTAGCTGAAGATTTTCTAAATAAATTTCCTGAATTAATTCTTATTCCAGACTGAGAAAATCTAGTTGCAGCAACTTCATTAAATGTTGATCTTGAAAAACCATCAGCAAAATTAGATTTTGTTAAAACAGAACCATTTGCTAATGTAATTGAACCGCCACTGTCAATCAAAGATTTAGCATCAGCAAAATTTGTTACTTGTGTTGTTGTTCCATTAGACATAGATCCTGTTGCGCCCTTCAAATTTGCATTTGCCATTGAACTATTTTTAGCAGCGCTAACAGCAGAAGATATGCCCATCGATACACCAGTACTAATTAATGTTCCAATAAATTGGTTTAATAAAGCTTTTCTTTCTGCACGTTTCTTTTCTTTAGCAGCTTCTTCTTCTCTAATTTTTTCTAAATAATTTTGGAACTCTGGACTTTGTTCGCGTCCATACATGCTTAATCTTTCAAATGGAGCATCCATATTTACAGAAGCTGACATTGAACCGGGATCTCCACCTGTGGCAAAACGTGGAAATGCATTAAAATTTAATTGATCAATAGCTCTTGGACCACCAAGAGATTTGACAGCATTTCTATTTAATACGTATTCGCCATCTTCAAGCAATGCAGGATTCTTGTCTCCAGTTCTTCCGCCGCTGATATACATTCCTTTTTGAGCGCGAATGAATCCGCCTCTTTGCTGTCCCGCTTCAATTGCTGATTTAGGTTGACCAAATGAAAAAGAGCTTCCAATACTTCCTACTATATTATTAGCAATATTGCGCAACATCATTCCTTGTATTTCTCTTAAGAAAGAAGCAGCTACTCCCATCAAAGCCGATTCAAGATCATCAGCTTTATTAAGAGCAGCATCCATAGCTCCAACCAAACCATCTCTAAATAAACCTGGAATTTTTTGTCCAAAGTCATTTGCAAAAGTTTCTCTTTCTTTATTTATATCATCAAAACCAGCACTCAATCCAACAGAAAAAGATTTAGCATCACGAACTCGTTTTCTTTCTTCTTCATTTCTTATTTTTAGCAATTCTGTTTCTCTTTTGGTATTATTTATTATATCTGCCTGAATTCGTTTCAACTGAGTTAAAGAATTATTTGCAGCAGTAAATTGCTCACCTTGACCATTCAATGATTTTACATATTTTTCTTGTTCAGATATTGTTTGTTGTAATGTTTCAAGATTTTCTAAATTAGTCTGATTCAATAATGGAGATTTTCTTAATGAATCTGCTAATTGTTTATTATTAGCAGCATTAGCGGTTGCTATTTCATTTGTTATACGAAGCCTTTCAGCATCTAAAACATTTGTATTAGCTGTTTCTAATTGATTTGCATTAAACGTTTGAATATTTCTTGCAGTCGCAGTTTCTCTATAACCAATGCGAAGCTCTGATTGTCTCTGCATACCCATGTTATAAAAATTCGAAACATCGTTTAAATATCTATCTTCTCTTGCTTGTTGAATTTCAGAAGTTGTTTGTCTTCCAGATAGTATAATGTTTCTTTCCATCTGTGCAGAACCCATTTGAGAAGCTCTAATATTTGCAGATCGAGATAGCTCTTCTCTTAAAATCGCTTGGCGACCACTTTCATCAAGATTCTTTTTTTCTCTAGACAAATTATCTGCTTTATCTTTTTCAAGAGCTTTTTGATCAGATATCATTTTCATTATTTTTTGCAATGTATCTGGTGGAATGGTCATTAATGGAGCTTCGTTTATAAACTGCTCTAGTTCCGCTGTAGTCGCTCCACCTTCTTTATTCGTAAAATCTTTTAATTTTTGAATTACTGTTGGATTGCTTCCCAATACAGGAGTACTTCTTATCTGATCAGCGAATTTTGTTGTAAAATCTAAGTTAGCTGTTTTTATTTCTCTATTATAAGCGTTTTGTAAATTACTCTTTTTTAATTCTGTTTGTGCTGTAATTGATTTTACAGGAGAAATTAAACCTTCTACTAAAGAATTTTCAAATGTTGTTTTTAATTCATTGAACTTATCAGCGAATTCTTCTTCAGCTAATGTTTGTCTAAGAGTGATAGCTGTAGAATTTAAAAATTTATCTATTTCTAAATATATATCTGAAGCCGATTTTTTTGCACTATTATTAGGAGCAGTTCTTTTGATTTCTTCTGCAACTTGTCTGGCATCTTGCATACTAGTTCCTAACTTAGAAGCTCTTATAGTTCCTTGTGTATTTTCAGCAAAAGCATTTCTAAATCCTTCAATAACTTGTTTTTGTTCTTCTGGTTTTAAAGATTTAAAAGTTTCTGATCTAGATAATTGTTGCTCTAAACCCCCACCTTTTGCTAAAAATGCAGCCCTTTCTTCACCAGTCTGTGATGAAGTTATAGCGTCAGCTATATTTTTAAATCTTTTATCTACTAATGATAATTCAGCTATTGTTTGTCTTGCTGTATCAAATTGATCTTTAGTTAAATCGGACGATGCAAGAACTTGTAAATTTCTTACTTTTTCTCTTTTATCGTTTGATATCTGAAGGTCTTCTAAAGTTTTTTCAACTTCAGCGGATGAAGCGTTTGGATTTATTCCTGCTTTTATAGCGGCAGGTATTTTTAATAAATATTTTTGTCTTTCTTTTTCTGTTTTTTCTCGTTCTTTTGGAGTCAATCCGCCTTCTTCAAGTTTTTTTAAAGAACTTGTATAACCTTGTACTGCATTTTCAGCTTCTTTATCTTTTTGAGTTGCATTCTGAATTGATTTTGCAAAATCATCAACATTAGATCTTGCGTTAATCATGGCTCCACCAAATCCAACCGCTGCCCCAACTGCTGCGCCTAATGCTGTTCCAAATCCTGGAATTATACTGCCTATCAATGCTCCAGTACTAGCTCCAGTTAAAGCTGCGCTAACACCAGTTGATCCCAATCTTTGACCATAACTCATTTCAGATCTATCTCTACCTTGTGCAATAATTGATTCTAACTGTCCAGCAATCATTGGAACCGCTATCTGAAAACCAACGTTTCCAGATAATTTATTAGTCATTGATGATAATGAATTCATCAAACCCCCACGATTTGCTGAAATTGTATTCGGATTTATAGAAGCAGGATTAACAGATCTTGAAGGCATTGGCTTTAGTGCCGCTGCTGCGGAAGCTGCGGATGCAGCAGCAGCTTTTTTCTGTGCATTTTGATTTTGCTGAGTAGCTTTAATTAAACCATTATTTGCCTCTGCAACTATCGTACTTGATTTAGTGCTTTGTTGTAAAGCTTGAGCATTTTGTTGAACTGTATTTTGCAACATCGCCTGCTCTTGTGCTGATAAATTTATATCTCTTGTTAATCTAGAAAGAGCTTTATTCAATTCAACAAATAATTGTTGTTCTGAACCAGTTAAAGCTCCAAAATCCATACCTAAAGATTGTTTAGCATTTAAAGTCGCAAAATTTGGGACAAACCCTTTGCTCATTAATCCAGCGGCTTCTTGATTACGCATTGAATCATTCAAAGCATTTTTTAAACCACCATGGTCTGAGATAGCAGAAGCAAAATTTGGCTGACTGCTATTTCTAATAAATGGAAAAGGTCCAGACTTAGTATCAAGAATAGCTTTATTACCACTCATACTTTGTTCAAGACCCATTACCGCTTGTTCATAAGCAAAGTTAGGTATAAAACCACCATATACAGTATTTTTCTTAGCTTCGTATCTTCTTAATAAACCGTCTGTAACTTTTGTGAGTTTTGCGCTTATTGTAGGATTAACATTTGAATATTTATCTTTAACAATTGATGCAGCGGCCATTTCAAATTCACTAAATTGTCCTGCTGGATTTTTACCAGTAGGATCAATAAATTTAGGCATATTTGATACCGCTATCATCGAACTTACTTTTTTTGCCAATTCTGGATTTTCTTTTTTAAGATTTTCAAGTTTAGCATTCATGAATCCACTAATTGATCCAGAAATATTTTTGAAATCTTGCTTCAACTCCAACATGCTGTATGAACCATCAGCAATTTTATATAATAAATCAAAATCATTACTATTTGCTATATCACCTATAGGTTTATTTTTAAACCCAACTTCTGATGGTCTTATTACCTTTTTTGAACCTAAAGCTATATTTAATGCAGATCTAACAAAGTCTTCATGCAAATAAGAAAGCATATTGGCATTACCTTTTTTAGCGTATTCGTGATTTAAACCTTTTCCATAAGTAGGAAAATCTCCCATTTTGAAAAGATCTGTATCACCAGCAATATCTTTATATTTACTAGAATATTTTTTAAACCAAGGAATTCTTGCAGTACTCATTGGTACAGCAAAATTAGGAATAAAACCATTAAATTTATCGTAATCAACATTTACCTTATCTTTGGCAAACTCCATTATAATTCTTTGTTTTAAAGCTTTTGTTTGTTGCTTTTTGTTTAAGCCTTGCAAAAATACAGATTTAGAATCAGGAGCTAAACTTGATGCTCTACTACTAGCAATAGCAATCGGCTGATCTTTTCCTTTTCCTATTATTTCAGTAAAATTAGGATCTAAAATTAAATCTTTTCCATCAAAAAAATAATCATCTGAATATGGATTTTTAAGTATATTACCATAATTCAAATTAAGATGTCTTATTACTTTTCCAATATTAGTCGCTGCATTATGTCCGGTGCCACTATAAGCATCTGCAAATGTTTGTGATGAATAAAAATTTTTATTATACTCTTTAGCTGGATCAGATGGAACTTTAGGTACGCTTATAAAATCTATAGGCTTATTGAACGAAGGAGACATTCCAATATCCATACCGACTTTATCTTCAAAAGCTCTTCCAATTCGTTTATTAAACAAAATTTGATCTTTTTTAGTTGCAAAATTAGGTATAAATCCACCATACATATATGGATCAATACCAGTTTTATTTATAGAATTTTTTCTGTGTGCGCGACCAGCTTTTGATCCAGCAGGAGGATTAATAAATGGTTGATTAAAACCAGAAACATATTTTGTTTCCTCCGCTGTATTCATGTAAGTGTTAGCTCCTACTGAGCTTGGAGCTTTTATAACCTTACCAGCCTTGTAACCACCCATGGCTGCACCCATTCTTTCAGACATTTCAGCAAATGCTGGAATATGACCACCAGCTTTTATTCTTGGCCCTACTTGAATGCCTCTAGCTCCAACGGTTGCTCCTTGAGCAGACAATAACGGAGCTAATTGTTGAGCTAATTGTAATTGTTGTTGATACTGTGCTGTTTGTAATTTTGCAAAATTTAATAATGTTTGCGCTTGTGCAATTTCGTTACCTTGTTGTCCTTGAAGAGCCATTGATAACTGGCTTTGACCCTGAAGAATTGATAATATTGATTTTTCAATATTCGCTCTTTTTTGAGCTTCTGTTGTTAAACCTAAAATAGCTGGCAAAGCTTTTGTAGCATCTTCAAATGTATTTTTAGCGACTTTAGCAATAACTGCAAATGCAATAGCCAATCCCGGTCCAGTAATTACATTGCGAATACCTTTTAATAAACCATTAGCAAAAATAGACCCCGGACCTTCTCCCTCTAAAGTGTCATTTATATATTTTACGGCATCATTTACTGGAGATACTATAGCTTCAAATATTGGAGCAAACGTTACTTTACCTACATTATTAGCTAATTGCTGTAAACCTAAACCTGTTTGAGTAGCGAGTGCGCTTAGAGTTTTATTTAATTTTTGATTTGCCAAATCAGCTTCATTTGAAGCTTTAGCTCCTCTTTCTAATGCTTTTGTATAAGTTCCTTGAGTATTTGTTAAATCATTAACAATTCCTTTAAGAATGTTAACTTGATAAACACCAGCTACTTGTTCTGATAATTGAGCGCGTTGAGCGTCAGCAAGATCATTATATTTATTAGCAAAATTTTGTAAAATTTGAACGGCTGGTAAAATATTACCCTCGACATCGCGAACAATAATATTAAATTTTTCTAACTGATCTAGAGTATCAGTTCTTTGTAGACGAGTAAAAATTGTTTTTAATGCGTTACCAATTACAGCGCCACCTCTTGCTGTACTTTGTTGAGCGGTTGTAACCAAAGCATTTAGTTGATCGAAATCAACTCCAGCTTCTTGGGCTGCTTGACCTGTTCTTGACAAAGCTTCAGTTAAATCGCTTGCTGATACTGCGAAATCTTGTTCAACTGCTGCTAATTTATTAACAACTTGAGCTGTTGTTAATCCAGCTTTAGAAAATCCATTGATTGTAGAAGTCAAATCTTCAACGGCTTGTCTAGAACTTATTCCAGTTAAACGAACTAGAGTTAAAGCATCAGCAGTTCTTTTTAATGTTTCTTCTGTATTTAAACCTTGACGAGAAAATTCTAAAGCAGCTTTTGTAGCATCGTCAAAAGACGAAGCTGTTTGTTTAGATATAGTGAACAATTCACTTGAGAATTTTTGCAATCCTGAAGTTGATAAACCTAAAACACGATTAACATCTGTTAGAGATTTTTCAATTTCAATAGTTATATTAGCTAATTCTTTAAAAGTCTTTACTGCACCACCTAATACAGCAGTAGAAGCTCCGAATGCAAGTACGCGAGCATTAGAAGCTTTCAATGCAGATTCAAAATCAGCTAAATCACTAGTTATTCTGCCTAAAGGTTGAGAAAAACTTCTGGGATTAATCTGTAAATTTAATTGATTTTGGCTTGCAAATCTAGCATTATATGCCGCCACACCTTGCGATATGCTCTGAGCTAATGCCGATTGACTCGCTTGGACGTTAATCTGTACTGACATATATCAAATAATTACACTTAATTTTACTCAACACCCATTAATTTCATTAAATCCTTCATATCTAAACTGCCACCTTTCTTTTTAGCTTCTTCGGCCAAACTTACATTTTTTGTATTTCCTTTATCCATATTAATGTATTTATAATCTTCTTTTGTAGCTCCAACAATAGATGTAGCTTGATTATCTTTTTGTTGCATTTTTTCTTTAGCTTTTTCATTTGCATTTACATAATCTATTAACTTATCTGGATCTTTCTTATAATTTTCTGGAATCTTATCATTTGTAGACAATATATTCTTAAAATATCTTGCATATAATATTAAACGCAACTGATTATATGTAAGATTTATAATAGGTTTTCCATAAAAATGTATAGGATCTTCACAATATGGCATGTAATAACTAAAAAAATCTTCTAAAACTAATTTCTGAATTTTAGAATCAGAAAAATTATTTAATATTGAATTATATATTTTAATAAGTTCAGATAAGTTATCTGAATTTATATTATCAAACTCTTCTTCTAGATAAAAAAGTGTATCTAAATTTTTATCTTTATATATTGTAAATTTAAGAAACTCTTCAGTTACCCTTTGTTCGGCGTAATGTTCGCAAGTATTACCAAGATAAGAATTTCTTTTATTTTTTAATTCATTTATTTTAAGCAAAGAGTCGTTTAGCTGTTTATTTAATATATCTATTTGAGATTTAAGATAAGTGTTTTTTTTCTGCTCGGTAATCTTATGTAAAAAAACTTCTTCTTGTTTTATGGCTCTCTCATCAACATCTGTCCAATAACCTTCTTCTTTTAAATTTATTAAAGACTCTTCAATAGTTGGTATACCACGATTTTTAGCTTCTTTTAAATAATCCTCTTTTGACTCATCAAGTAAAACTTGATCAGAAATATTTATATGTTTAAAATATAATTTGCCAAAGCTACAATTTATTAAGGTGTAGCCTTGGCAAATATCTCTGAAACTTTTTTTATAATCTAAAGTGTAATCCATTATTGTCCAGCAAGAATCTTATCAAATTCTTCCTTATCGATCTTGCCAGTAAAGAACCAAAAACTAATAATACTAGCTAATTTATTATAAGTCTTAGTGTATATCTCATCTTCCTTTTCCTCTAAAGAATAAAGATATTCTTCTTTTTCTTCTAGAGTTTTTCCAGGAAATATTGGAAGATAATCAACTTGATTCTTACTTGGATCTTTATAAAAACTTAAACTTAAAACATACCATAGAATTGATCTATTTTGTGCTTTTGTATCTGCTGTGTGATTAAAAAGATTTAAATAACTAGTTTCTCTTTCTACGATTTCTCTTCTTACATCTATCAATTCAGATTGTTTTAATGATATTAAATCTTTATCTTCTTGAGTTCTTTCCGATTCAGGCTTCAAGTTAAGATTTACTATCTCAATTTGAAGTTGACCATATTTTTCATATCCAGCGTTCAGTTCGTCTGAATCTTTTTGATTTACTAACCCACCTGTATCACTATATTTATTAAGCAACATCGCTTTCGTTAATACGCCTTGCTTGATACATTTACTCATTTCGATAGAAAACACCATTTCAGCTTCTTGAATTTGCTTTCTATTTGGTTGTTTTATTAAAATTTCAACAGGAATTGTCTTATCTACCATTTCTGAAATAGTGCGCTCTTTTTCAACACCGTTTTCATCAGTATACTTTTCTTGTCTTTTTTCTGTAATTTTTGCGACCTTTTCGATATTAAATGTGTAAATGTACTTAGACATATTTATAATATTGTATTTTTAATGTGTTTAAATTCTAATTATGGGAACTAGTTTATTAACTTCTACTGAAAAAGCAGCTTTGGCGGCTGTCTTTGATGATATACATGAAACTTTTGCCCGTGAAATAACTGTTTTTAAAGAAGCCTCTACAGTTGTTATCATAACGGACCCTAATTATAATCCGCTGTATAAGACCGCTGGTCAAACTACTTCAATAATAAATACACCTGTTTATAAAACATTCAAAGCAAGAATTCAATATCAAGATGACGTTGGTAAAAAATATTGGAGTGAACAAGGATTAAATTCTCAAATAAAACTAGAAGCTGTAGTTGGAACTGTAAGATTAAAGATCGATCAAGACGCTTATGATTACGTCAAAGACGCTCGCCGTTTTGATGTTGACGGTAAAAGATATGTTCTTAATTCTACATTTAGACCTCATGGCTTATTTGATGTACAATATTATACATTATATCTCAAACCTGATCCCTAAAAATGACAAAACTTGATTCAGCAGATCTAAATCAAATTGCCGAACAGTTAGTGAAACAAAACAATTATATACAATATGTTTATTCACAACTTCAAAAACAAATTGAAAAAATTAAACAAGAAATTATTGAAGAGTTTGAAAACCATCCTGTCACGCAAGAAATAAATGGCGGAATAACTGCCAGCAATATTTCCAATACGCTTGATGGTGTTACAAATCTTTATTCATTTATAGGATTTGAAAGTGGCGACAATCCACTAAATCCTATTCGTGAAGAATTAAAAAAAATTAATTTAAAACATACTACAAATAGTAAAGGCGAATTGGTCTTCTCTGTTGAATTTCCAACTGCCAAAGATATTTTTAAAGTGACTCCCATGCCTTGGGCAACTGGACGCAGTTGGTCACAAGGCATAGAATTAGGAATATCAGGATTGGGATATTATATTAAAAAAACTAAGAATAGCAGATCTGGATTAGGCATTCAATCTCAAACACCCATAAGAAATGGAGTTAGATTTAAGAATACAAAATACATATCATATCTTATAAATTCATACACAAAAAAAATTCAAGATTTATCTAAGGATACAATTTTATGATCCCAGCATTTTCACATAATATAACAAATAGTTTTTTCTTATGGTTTGATAATCATTTAATGAGAAAAGCTGAAGCTTTTCAAACATATACTACAAAATTATATAATTATACTGATGCGCGACTTGGCGATAATAAAGTTGTTTATGGTAGTCCATATAAACAATGGGCATATGACAATAGTGTAGCAGGAATTTCTATACCTTCTGGATTTTTAATTAATAATTCTTTTGTACCAACTGGAACGAGCGGCATGTATATTGATTTCGACAATGGGCGCATAGTTTTTAATAGTGGAGTTTCTAAAAATCTAAATATAACTGGTACATATACTGTAAAAGAAATAAATAGTTACATAACAGATCAGCCTGAAGATAATTTAATAATCGAAGGAAAATATGTTACTAATAGTAGATTCACAGTTAGTGAAACATATGTGCCTCCATATAATCCAGTTACACCTTGTGCATTTATATCAATAGAAAATATAGATAATAATGGATTTGCGCTTGGTGGTGAAGACGAAACAAGAGTACGAATGAAAGCGGTTGTGTTTGCAGAAAATCTTTATCAATTAGACGGTGTTCTAAGCGCATTTGCCGACACATATAACACTAATTTCAATATCATACCAATGACTAATCACCCATTGGGTGAATATAATAATTTAAAGACGGGATTGTATCCTACTGGTTATAATTATATTGATGTCAACAAACAACATACAGATAAAAAATGCTACATATATGACGTAACAACATCTAAAATAAAAGATGATGTTGTAAAAGAACTTAATCCAATTCTTCATATTGGATTTATCGATTGGAATATAGGCAACATTAGATACCCAAGATTATAATTTCACAAAATAGCCCATACACTGTAAAAATAATTAACATTTTAACAAATAAAAAAATATGGCAAGAAATCGCGTAATTTATCAAAGTCAGGCTTTATACATAGCTCCAAACAGCACTGGTATTCAAGTCAGTGGCGCTACAATAGCTGAAAACGCAGTAGCTACATCAGCTTATACAACTGGCCAATTAGCCAGCGGTATAAGCCTTCTTTATAAACTTGACAGAGTACAAAATTGTAATTTCAATTTTACAATTAATCGTCAAGACATCAACGAACTAGGTCAACTAGCTCGTATTGATAGTATTGTAAATGATACTCCAACAGTAGGCTTGGATTTCAGTTATTATGTTACTGATGGCTTAAATGAAAGATTGATGGGATTCAATTTTTCTGGAAGAAGTTCAACCGCTGATCTTCAATGCGTTAGTAATGCTAGTGCCATTTCTGGTTTAATGATAGATACTCAAGGTAATAATTATTATATCATAACCGTAGATGAAGGTGAGGATGTTGTAGGTGCTAATTTATCTAGCGCTAGTAATTCTGTTATTGCTGTAGGCAATGGATTTGTTACAGAATATAGTCTAGACGCTTCTGTTGGAAACATTCCAACAGCCAGTGTAACTGTTGAAGCTTTCAATATAAAGAGTGATGTAAATAAAACTCAATTACTTGATAATGGCTCAACTGTTTTAACTGGAAGATCTCCTGCAATAGATTATACTCAAACCCCAGCAACTCGTTTAACAGGAGATAATAGAGGATATGTTATCGGTACTGGAAATAATACAACAGGAGTAAGTTCGGTTTCTGCTCTCCGTCCTGGTGATATTGTTCTTTCTTTACCAGTTAACGATGGATTTACTGAACTAGATGAAGCTGGAAATAAAGCTCATATTCAAAGTTTTGCTTTTACTATTCCTCTAACTAGAACAGTTCTTCAAAGACTTGGAAATGTATTCGGTTTCGCTCGCGTTTTAGAAGTTCCATTAAATATGGATATAACTATTAACGCTATTGTTAATGAACTACAAGAAGCTGATATCTTTGATCAGCTTTGCGGCGCTGCTGATAAGAAAAACTTTACTGTAACTCTAAATCAATGCGCTGATGTTGGCGGAACAGTTACTCCAAAAATAGTATATCAAATTAAAGGTGCTATTTTGAGTTCTGAAAACTTCTCAACTGATATTGGTGGAAACCAAACTGTCGATTTGACTTATAGTGTTCAAATCGGTGGAGCTAATGATACAAACAACGGTATCTTCATGAGTGGTTCTTATACAACAGGCGCTGCGCTAACAAGTGGTGTTCTTAATAACTACTATAAGCTTGGCACTGGAAAGAATTACTAAAAATAACTAACAAAAAACCCCAGTCGAAAGACTGGGGTTTTTTTATTTATGGATTTCCATATCCATACGGATAATAAAAATATCCAGACCCAGTATATATTGGCGAACCATCTTCACCAGCTACTTGCACAGGAACGGCTTGATAAATATTATAACTTGTAACTAACCTTTCCATTTCTTCTCTTGCATCATTTGCAAGTCCACGATATGTTTTGGCTAATTCATTTTTATTTGTACGAGTAATCATACTATCTCCTTCGCGCAAAGTTACGAAATCAACCGAACTATCAATTCCTCTCAATACCTGACGAGTCTTTTTTGTATAAAACTCGTATAAATACATTTGTTTATATATTGCTCTTTCTTCTTGCTGAAAAGCTCCTGTTGGTATGAAATTAGAATCTTGTACAGAATACTGGCTATATATTTTAGTATTTAATAAACCAACATTATTAGCAAGCCAACCTGAAATATAATAAAACTGAGCATATCCGCTATCATAATCAAATTCATTTGCGAATATTTCGTCAGCTAAATCATGTACGCTGTAAGTTACCATATATTATACTTACACTTTTTTATTCATTTTTCGAACTATTTCGTTTGCAATCTCTAGTTTTATTAGCTATTTATATTAATTAAATCCTGAATTGTCTGATTGTTGTTTGTACCTGGTTTTATCGGCCAATTTATATTATCTAAATCTTGAATTGTCTGAGGTAAATCTCTTAAATCCTGTCTATACTGTCTCCAAGCATTTTTTTTATCTTCCGAATATGTTTCCCACCTATCAATAGTAACATAAATATCAGATATGTTTAAAAGATCGTCGCGAAACTTTCTAACTTTTAAAAGCTTTTCTGATTTGATTTCTTCAGTTGTTTTTGCAATTATCTCAACAGTGTAAACAGTATTGTCTATTAATAATGGTTTTTCAAGCAAGCGAAATATTTGTGTTTCTGGGTTATAAGATATTGAATCAATAACTCTATATAAACTATTTTCTTCTAAGAATAAATCTGGCACACCAATATCTGGAAAAGATATATTAGGAAACATTTCGTATATACTTTGAATTAGAAATTCATTATTTATTATTTTTGCTACTTTCATAGTTTTTTAAAAATTATTAATTATTTTATAGTTTTTCGAGTAAAATGCTGCCATCATATAGCCAATTATATGCAGCAGATTGATCTATTAATGTTGCTGCAAAGTTAAGAAAAGATCCACCACCACCACCGCACCCTAAAGCAGCGCAGGAACATGTATTAACACTACCACCACCACCACCTGAATAACCACCACCACCAGCACCACAATAGAAGGATGAGCCACCACCACCACCAAAACCACCATACGCACCACCGGCTGCGGATGGATCTCCCCCATTGAAACCAAAACCATAAGATTTACCACCAAAACCACCACTGGATGCGTTACCCCCAGCAGAACTTATTCCACCTCCACCGCCCCCTCCACCTACACAACCTATATTGGATATATTTCCACCATTTGCATTAGTTCCACCAGTTCCACCTACAGCACCTCCTGCGGACCCATTATTTCCGGTGTTACTAAGAGAAGCATTTTGGTTTCCATTAGCACTAGTAGAAGAACCTCCACCACCACCACCTACTGCTAATAACACTGAACCTCCTTGAGATATAAAAAAGGAACCACCACCACCAGATCCTACAGGAGAACTGCAAGGACTTGTGACAGTACTTCCTTTCTGACCAACAATAAATAAATATTTAGCCCCTTGAGTTAGCGCAAATGTTGCCTGTATATAAGCCGCATACCCATAACCAGAATAAGCTGTTGCTGCTCCACCAGCTGCACCCTGAGCAGTAATTCTATATGTGCCAGTTTGAGGTATAGTAAATAATTGATAACCATCTGTTAAACAATTAAAATAAGCAGTGTTAGTTAGCCATGGATTAGCAGCAGTATCATATACAGATTGATAAGTACTATATGATGGACCTGCACTCCCTGAAACACTAGCGTTTGTGAATGTAAAGCTACTAAATGAAAATAGCCCACCACCGCCTGATGATTTTACTCTAATTAATGGGGATCTACCTGCTCCTTTTGTCGCCATAAAAATTAGAAATTTTGCCCTCCATTAAAACCGTACCAGTTAGTACCATCGTATATAAAACTAAATACATCAAATTTACCATTTGTTGTCGTTAATGTTGGTGCTGTACCACCTGCCCACTTAACAGCAACACCTCCAAATGTCCAAGTTATTGTGTATACAGATCCGTTTGGAACTGTAATGAGAGTAAAACTGCTAATTTTACCAGCAGTTAAATTACTTATCGTCCAACTTGTAACGCTTGCATTTAAAGTTAGTCTTACAACAGTTTCATTATTCAAGTCAACTGTTACAACACCTGTCGATGGAGATACGGATGAAAAAGTTTCTCTAATTCCTTCTAATTGAAATGCATTAGTAGTAGTAACTACAGTTCCATCATCAGTAATAGATGATGTAGTCAAAGAGTTTGCTCCAGAATATTTTGCAATTGTATTAACTGTTCCACCCGAAACTCCAGATCCACTAGTTCCTGAAGAACCACTAGTTCCAGACGAACCACTGCTGCCAGAAGTACCAGATGAACCTGTACCACCAGAAGTTCCAGACGAACCACTGCTACCAGAAGTTCCAGATGAACCTGTACCACCAGACGTTCCAGACGAACCACTGCTGCCAGAAGTACCAGATGAACCTGTACCACCAGAAGTTCCAGACGAACCACTGCTGCCAGAAGTACCAGATGAACCTGTACCACCAGAAGTTCCAGACGAACCACTGCTACCAGAAGTGCCAGATGAACCTGTACCACCAGAAGTTCCAGACGAACCACTGCTGCCAGAAGTACCAGATGAACCTGTACCACCAGAAGTTCCAGACGAACCACTGCTACCAGAAGTGCCAGATGAACCTGTACCACCAGAAGTTCCAGACGAACCACTGCTACCAGAAGTACCAGATGAACCTGTACCACCAGAAGTTCCAGACGAACCACTGCTACCAGAAGTGCCAGATGAACCTGTACCACCAGAAGTTCCAGACGAACCACTGCTACCAGAAGTGCCAGATGAACCTGTACCACCAGAAGTTCCAGACGAACCACTGCTGCCAGAAGTACCAGATGAACCTGAGCTACCTGAAGTTCCCGCACTACCTCCACTGCCTCCACCACCAGTTTGATCCACCCAAACCACATCATAGTTAGTTGAACTCGCTTTGGCAAGAACTTGATTAACTGTACCACCAACTGGAATACCTATACCACTAGTTCCAGAAGTTCCAGATGGACCTACTGGACCTAGAGTTTGAGTGGATAAAGCTATATTATTTGCATTAGAACTTATTGTTATTGAAAAATCATTAGATGGCATATATAATTTTTTTATTATAAATGGGTTACATCTGGCAATACGTCTAATCTAAATTCAAAAAATGTTCTATCTGATATACCTGTAGAATAAAAATGTATATCTCCATATAAATTAATAGGAGGAAAACCTTTTGTAACTGAACCAGGAATATCAAAATAAACTATACCTGTTCCAACAGTTGCAGTAGCTACCACTGGTAAAAATCGATATATTAAGTTACCATCTGGATGAGGTCTGATTTCTCCAGTACAAGTTATATTAGAAAAATCTAAAGTAGAAGAAGTTAAATTTAACGTCTGAGTTCCAAGATCATCTCCTCTTATAACTGATAACTGCGTTGCCATTTGTTAGTATATTACACATTTAATATAAGCAAGAGATAAAAAAATATAAATGGCTATAAGTTTGATTATATCTCTCTTAAGATTTTTATAGTTTTTTGATGCTGTGGATTATTAGGATCTAAAATCAATGAAGGATTTTGCACAAGCATTGAAATAGTTCCTTTGTTTGTGGACTTAAATTCGCGCATCAATTTTTCTTTAATTTGTTGACGCGATCCACTTGCAAAGATACCAACTTTTTCGCACATATGTTGCAAATCCACAATTGTCATTTCATTTAGTTTTTCTCTAAATATATCGATATTAGATGTTCCAAATGGATTCATTTTTTTAATACCAAGGATTTCTTCTAACTTTTTAACCTTTTCAATATCTGGATCAACATAAGCTTTTCCATCTGTAAGTGTTAAATTATCAAGCTCTGACTTCTTAGGTTCAGGCTTTTTTTCGTTTTTTGAATTTTTCTTAATTGACTTTTTAGCCATATAATATATTAAGTAAATTTAATATTATTCAATAAAAAAGGCGTTACCCTTTCGGATAACGCCTAATTTATGACGAACGAACTATTATATTAGACAATCAATCCAACTAGAGCGCGATTGTCGAGAACCATACGGCCCTCTTCCAAAGCACCATAATAACCGATCTTACCCTGACGAAGTGTATATTGATCATCAGCGACGAGGTTGAATTCAGAACCGCTGTCAGCATCGACAGCAACGGCGCGAACTAGAGAATCGCGACTTCTATCGAGACCAACAATGATTTCTTCATTAGCACCATCGAAAGCTGTAGCAGTACCACCGTAAGAAGTAATGCTATAGTGATCAGCATAAGCTGTAGCACCAGCTACAGTATCGAAGATAGTGTTAAACTTCTTGCCAATTCCTAGCTCTAGAATTTCCATGATACTAACACCATAGAATTCAGGTAGACCAGCTTGATTAAAGATTTGATCACGAATTGCATCTGTAGCTACAACAGGAGCGTTACCAGCAGTATTACTTGTGCTTGCAGCAACTACTGGAGCGATTTTAGTGTTAATGGGGTTGTAAGCCATACCACGAATTTCTTCAACGATTTCTGGAGAAACGATAAGATCAGTTAGACCTCTACGAGCGCCAGAAGGAGTTCCACCAACGAACGAAGCGTTAATACGCTTAATCTTTGTGAACAACTTGTTCAAGTCGTTAAGAACGAAACGTCCAGCAGCAGCAGAACGGAAAGTATGATAGTTATTAGCAGCAGTACTATCATTACCTGTAGAAGCTTGAGCTAGAGCAGTCATTACGAGATTAGCAGAAGTTCTTTCTTGCTTGAGCATGACTTCTTGAGCAATACGAGTGAAAGACTTGCTAACTACGTCCAAGCGGCTCTTAGCAGCGTACTTCTTATCGAAAGCGATAGCGCTATCTAGACGATAAGTAGCGATCTTTAGCTCAGAAGCTAAAGGTTGTACTACGTTCTGAGGAAGACCACCAGCTACACTTTGGCTATAAACCTTGATATAGTCCTCATCGAAGATATCATAATAGAGATCTAGAGGAATTGAGGGATTATCTTCAGCATTGAATTGAAGACTAGTGAACAAATTTGAAATAGTTGGAGCGTTATTAATAACTTCAGCCAAAACTGGTCCAATGAATTCAGCCAAAGCTACTTGAGCATCGAAGGCTACTTCACGGTTTTTGGAGGCTAGAGCTTTGATTAGCTCAACTTGTTCATCTGTTCTCTTTAAAACGATTTTCATATTATTTGATAGTTAAATAGATTAGACAACGTAAGATGTGGTGCAGTCGAACTGAACGAGAGCGTATTTACCAGTAGTAGTACCGGCAAAATAATCACTCTTACCATTCTGAGAAACACGTTGACCAGTGCCGAGAATACGGCCAATGATACTTGTGGTTCCAGTGATTGGGGATACAGCACTAGCCAATAGGCCAGAAACTTTACCAGCATTAGCTGAGATAACAAGATGGCTATTAACAACCATATTAGCGTCAACCCAGTCAATAGCTGTGTCCGCCAATGTAAAGATACCGCGAGTAGCTACAGGAACAGCTTGTCCAGTGAGAACAGCTTGTAGTTCAGCTCTCTTTACAGGATTATAAAGAAGTCTTTCGCCATTTTCATCAGCAGCTAGGGTCTGATTAAGAGTCATGCCTAGAACTGGAACACCAGCAGTGGCAGCAGTGAACTGCAAAGGTACAGCAGGGTATTGAGCAGCACCCAAGAAAGGATAATCTGCCTTACCAAGTGTATTTGTAATATCGGTAGCTGTGTATTGAATTGGATCTAGATCCAAGTTACCAGCTGATACTCTGACGAAAACACCAGCTGAACCATTACCATTTGTAGATGGGGTGGCATCAACAGTGTCGCTTGCGAACATGTTGACAACATCAACGTCGCTATACTGTCTGAATGGATATAATCTTAGTGACATATATTTTAAAATTTAACTGTTATATTTTCCTTACTGAAAGCCTTACCTAGTCTTTCTTTCCAAGAAGTTTTTGAATCTGAAGGAGAAACTGACTGAGTGGGTATAGCTGGCTCTTCGCGTTTGGCGTTAGCCAAAGCTGTTTCAACTTCAACTGTCTTTTCGACAACTTCAGTTTGTTGAGTCTTTGCTTGTCCCATTCTCTTAGCCAATTCGGCTTCTAGACGTTCTTGGAAAATCTTATCTTGATCTTGCTTTGAAGCTTTGCTCTTATGTCTAAAAAGAACAGCGAGCTTTTCTTTATAAGAAGCGAAAGCTTCTTCTGTGTTAGCCAAAGCAGATACTTCTTTAGCTAGAAATTGACGATCAACTTCATCAAGATCGTAATCATTATCTAATGAACTCATTCTTGAACTATAAAGTTCTTGAGCAGCTTGAGCAGAAATTGTGCTTTCGAGTTCTGCGAGCTTGGCAGCAGTCTCAGAAAGCTTCTTGTTATTTTCTTCAAGATCTTTCTTGAATTGTTCAGCTTGAGCGATAGCTTCAGCCTTAGCGACTTCAGCCTTTTCGATTTCTAGCTTGATTTCTTCGTTCTTTAGTTTAATGCTTTCAGCGATTTTAGCTGAAATAGAAGCTACAGCTTCTTCACTAAACTTTGCAGTATCTTGCTTTTCAGCGAGAACTGTTTTTAATGCAGATAGTATTTGTTCTAAATCCATAATTTTAGTTTTGGTAATATTTACAGGTTGTTTTTCTGTTTGTGAAAATATTTTATTATTCAAATTAAGTAATTCTATAGAATTTACTTCGTAAGACTCAGCTTCTTCAGTTTCCATTTCTTCCATCTCGTTTTCATCTTCATTTTCATCTTCATCTTCGGTTTCTATAGCAGATGTTCCATCGTCAATTACAACTCCTTGAACATCAGCAGCAGGATTAGTAGTAAAGCCAATACCTAAAGGATAAATACGACCAGTAACTAAACGATATACTGGAGTACCATCATTCATAAAACCAGAACCATCAAAGCCTTTTAAATATTTCTTAAACTCTTCTATTTGTTCTTTTTTTGTAATGATTTCAGCTTGTTTCAAATCTAAACTTCCAACTGCAACATAATATTCGTTAAATCCAATCTCCCAACTAGCACTAATTTTTTCAAACAATGCTGATTGTGGATCGTTAGAATCCATAAGCGCATCAGCAAATTGACGATCAACTGTTTTATATACAACAGCCGCCAAAGCAATATTAAATGGACTAAGAGTGCCTCTTACATCGTCATCAGATAAAATTTTATTTTCCCCATAAGAAGAAAATGCTGAATTAACAATGTGACCAACTACTCTTTGCTTTTTGTGTTCAATATTTGTTGGCTTGTGTATAAAATATTTTTTAAATGCAATAGCTGTGTTTGTATCAATACCGTCACCATTCTTATTAAAACGATTAACAACAGCGGCATTAAATGCAGCGCCGACTAAATCGACATTCTTTTCTAAATTAACTGAAGAAGGTATAATTGACTTAAGAGAATCTAATGAAGCTTGAGACAATAAAACATTATTATCAAAATTCAATGAAGCTGTAACTATATTGTCAAATTTAGTTCTATAAAGAAACATAATATTAGATTTTACACAGAATATTTAGTACTGTGATATAAAAGTGCTGCTGCATATGTATCTAAATCATGTTCGCTTGCAGTTGTTTGCACTTCATTAAGTATACTTAGCTTGTCTAATTTATCAGTGTTATTCAAAACATCTGTAGCGGTAGAGATCCAATTTTCTGATTCAGATCCAATTATAATTGCTTCAGAAATTCCTTGTGCTAGTTTCTTTTGTTCAGCATTTAAAGATTTTTTAGAATATTTCTTTTTTAAACCAGCTTCAATAATAGAATATAAATCTTTTGTTTTATCCATTACTTTAGCAATTGCATCTTTAGCGTAAACAGTTGCTTTTGATCCAATTGGACGACCCCTTTCATTTGGAGTGGTAGTCTTTTTAATTGGAGGTTTGACTCCTGAAACTTCAGGCATTGGTGGAGGAATAACAGGAACGCCACCAACAATTGGATTATAAAATCCCTTCTTTCTTTCTTCTACAAATTTAGCCTGAGCAGCACCCAATTCTTCTTGAGTTGGATAAATACCTGTTTCAATAACTCGTAGACCTTCTTCAGGCGGTAATATACCAAGCTCCATCATGCGCGTGACCACGCGATTAAATTGAGTTTCATCTTTAATGGATACTTCTTCAAATTTAGCAATAGGACATTTACCTTTAAATCCTAGATTACGGAATATTAATTCCATTTCTGGCTGCAAGAAATCATTCAAGAAAGCTTTTCTAGCTTCTTTTAATCTTTCAAAAAATACCTGAGCTTTTACTGTTGTATTTGCAAACTTTTCAGATCCAATTAATATATTTTGCAATCCTTCTTTAATATCTTCATTTACAACTTTATATTTTTCATATCCCAATACTTTATTCATGTCTGGGATAACGAATTCAGCTTTAGTAGTATAGTCCGCAACAAGAACGCGACCAACTGACTGATTGGTCAAAAGACTTTGCATTGCTTTGATATTTTTATGATTGATACCGCCCTTCGTTGGCTCAGTACCCATAGTAATCAATAGAATTACATTCTCAATCGTGCGACAAATAGCTTGATCAATCTTTTTCATTTCCATTTTAAAATTGATATCATCAAGAACTGCAAATCCAAAAGGAACAGCAAAAGGTTCGTAATCCTGCTTCTTATAAAAAGAATATATAATATTTGTAGGATTTATTTGTATCTTCAGACCATCTCTTGCCCATTGCCCATTGGCAATCTTGTCTTGAGTCTCTTTGTCTAAACTGTTAAAAACCATTTGATCATGATCGTTTTTTGGTGAGCGAAGTCTTTCTAATTCATATTCAGAAAGTATCTTTTGATAAACGACTTGATTCCAAGAACTTGTGTGATTCGTTGTTAAATAAAATGGATTAAGAAGAATATATTGAACAGGAATCAAATTCTTTACATCATATGGAGTTGGATAATTGTATAATTTAATATCTGTATTATATGATGCTCCATCATACGATGCATATGTTTCTAAAATCTTTTGAAAATCGTCGATTTCAAACTTAGCGTTTATTTTATAAAAGAAAACATTACCACTACGATAGTATTCACGAAAATACTGATCTTTGACATTCCACATTCTTGTATACTTCATCCATTTTGCAAAAAAATCTTTTGCTTTTTGACTTCCACCTTCAAGATATATTTCTGCATTGGCAAATTCAGACATAATATCTACTGCGTTTCTAAAAATAGCTACGTTAGCATAAGCCTTTTGACAAAGCTCAATTGCATCGCGGATATTATATCCATTTATTGAAAATTCGAAAGGCAATAAGCCTTCTCTGATATTGCCATATTTATAAATTTTTGGTCCTATATAAGCTAAATTTCTTCGCAAATTAGTAGACTCTCCAGCCCCACCTCTTTCATAAGTCGAAGCCTTTGATTCTTGTTGATAAAATGGATCACCAACCAAAGAAGGCTCTGATGAGTTTTCTTTTAAAAGAGCGTCGAGAGGTTCAGATTGACCTTCTTGAGCTTTAGAGAATTTATCCCAATAATCTGATCTTTTATTATATTTGCGACTCATGTTAATAATAGTTACACATTGTAACTTTAAAAGTGACTTTTTAACTTTTAAGCAATAAACATTGGTTCAAAAGTTTCAGTCATATCTTCAACGTGAGTATTATTCATGTCGAAATATACCTTAGATAACCAATTACCTAATACTAATGCTGAATAACTATCTTTTCTAGGTTTATCTGGTCCAGATTTACGTTTAAGATTTGCAGGAAGATCAAAATTCTGCATACCTTGAGCAGATGTTGTTATTTGTATAAGAGCGCATTCTGTTTTTGTAAGCAAAATCATATCAGATAAATGTTCAACAAAGTCAATCATTTTAGCTTCTTCATTTTCTTTTTCACTATCTAAAGCATTTGAAAATTTTATATCTGTTATACCTATATGCTTTTTAGTTTGACTTCTGAAGTTATCATCAATAGCGCGACTTGCAAAATATGTACGACGATGATCGAAATTAGCTTGCAACATTTCATTCGCTAATCGTATCCAACCAGAAGTAGGCTTTCTTAAGAAAACATATTTGTAATCTGATTTATTATATTCGCTCTTTGCAGAATATAAGTTCTGAGCATACTCTTCTGGTCTCTCAAATTCAGTTACCATTGGTTTCAAATTGATTTTAGCATCTTTAAATAATTCACTTTCATTGCAAGAATTCATAAACTGAACGCCACCGTTATAATCCATGCAAATAGCCACAATATTAAAGTTCTGTAGTAGATATAAGAAATATTTAATATGATCTTTCAATGAAGACCCAGAAAGAGCGTAAGAATGAACTAATGTGTTGATTTGTTTTTCTTTATTAATTTTTAAAACTTGAATAGCGAAATCGTCAGATGATTCTGTTTCTGACCAAGAAGGATCAACCGCTAATATATATTCATCTTCAGAATTTCCTACGACTTCAACAGCAGGAAGCTCACCATCAGGCACTGTGCATAATGCCATTTTAGATATTTTAAAATATCCAGAACTATCATCACTAAATTGTGCGCCAAACTCTCGCAAGAATTGTGATTCACTCATTGTAGCTTTCGCCTGATTGATCAAATTCTGATCGTATAACTGCACTGGAGCGCAATCATAAGAAAACTGCATGACGCAACGCTTTGTCTTTTCTTTGTTTTTAGGATTGAATATTAAATTCTCATACTGCTCATAAAGCTTATATAAATATTCAAATTTAAACGATGCTGAAGACAATGCAATCAATTTATTATTAGGCCAAATGTATCTTTCTTCTTCAGTCATCTCTCCTTTAGCGATTAATTGTGTTTCAAGATTATACAACTCTTCTCTCTGTGTGGGATTCTGAACTACAGACAAGAACGGTACGATTACTTCGTTATAAATGCGCTCTGGCATCAATAAAAACTCATCAATAATAATTCTATGAAAGCGAAAACCACGAAGCTTTTCACCATCACCCAAAGGCAATGCGCGAATGCGGCTTTTACCAATTTCCATCACCCATTCATCATTAGATTTTGATACTTTTGTAATACATTGCTTGAGAAGATAGGCTTCAGGTTTAGCTGCAATATCTTCAATCTTTTTAAATATCATTTTTGACTGACGAAATGAGCGCGACAATATACCTGTTTCAACTCCTTGATTTAAAATAGCATCAAGTACAGCATAAATGCCAGTAGTATAAGATTTACTCATACCACGCGACCATACCCCTAAAAAATAATCACTTTCTAACATTCCTTTGATAGCCATGTGTTGAAAAGGAAAAAGTTTGACACCTGTTATCAAATCTGTAGCAAAAGTAGTATTGTTGCGAAGAAATTGATAAAACAATAACTTCGCTTCTCGCTCTTCTATGTATCCAGGTATCTGCGCTAACTCCTCATTGGAAATTAAACGCGATTTCCTTGGTACTTGATTGCCTGTCTCCCAACTCATTGTCTAAAAAATATTGTATATCTACTTGCCACAGTGACTTACCATGATATAGTAATTTTGGTATAATATCTAAAGATTTATTTCTGCTACCAGTAAAAATAAACTGTATATGCCTTGGATATTTATGACATAAAGTACGCATATTATGAAAAACATATTCTAAATTTGTTTTCCTATTATATTTTCTTTGGTTTATTAATATACTATTGATACTGCTTTCTACCACGACAAATAAATAACAATTTAATTCAACAGCTTTCACCACTTCTCTTTCAAATCTTTCTATTCCAGAAGCCATAGTTCCAAGAAAATCAGATTCGCTCTTTCTATCTACAAAAGTATTAGTAAAATATTTTTTATCAGCTATTAAATAATCTCCCACAAATATTTTTTCGACTTTAGACTTTGAAAACTCTAAAGGATCTTGTTCTCTTGTATCAACTAGAATAGGAAGATGCGAAACATTAGTTTTATTAAATGTGTCTGGTAAATTTTTATTATACAATGGTTCTATATTTAGTAACTTACATGCGCCAGTATAAGAATTAAAATGTTTCTTATAAATATTTAAACTTGGCAAATCAAGAGTTATGAGTTCATTATGAAACGGAGCAAAATGATATTGTTTTTCATCTATTCTTTTTTTAAGCATCTCAATACATTTTGCTTTTACGATTTCTGGATTTGATGAATTTTCCCATTTAAGAAACTCAGTATAATCTAGAAATTCCATTTGAAAATACTGTTTTTTATTTTTAAAAGGTATTTGTTGACGATAATAAAGAGAATGTCGTGGATAATATTTACAATAATATTCTGCTTGATAAAGATTATGCTTTTTTAAATGAGCATGAAAAGATTTATCATTATTAAAAGGCTCGCTACAGATTTTACACTGAATCATATAGCATCTTCTTTAGAAATTCCCAAAATTCTAGCTTTCCATGAAGACATATTTTCTAAACGATCAGCTTCATCTTTAATTGTGCGCTTTTGCATATC